AGATGACAGGTTTCAGCATCAATATCCGCTTCCCAGATTGGCCATAAACGTACATCTTGCCACATATATGAATATGGAACCGACAACGTGTTTTCACCACCAAACCAAGCCCAATCACCTTCATGTGCTGGAGTTCCATAATCAACATTACCAAAGGTTTCCCAACCCAACAGACCAGCCGCTGCATTAGGATTTTTCAGATGGATTTGTTGAGGTACACTTGTGATCAAAGGATTACCTATATCCCATGAAATCACAGAAGGACCATTATCATAAACTTGCATGGTTTCTGGTTGGTTTAAGCCCGTAAGTGCATAGACATCTTTTTCATTGATATCGACACGAGTATCCGCAGAACGACCAGTCATAATATAAATTGGTTGTCCAGTAATGTCTTGTCGAGTATCCGCAGACAAACCAGTAATTATGGCGGGTTCCGTACCATTATGTACTGATAGAAATTCTTTTATACTTACACCTGAAATCGCATTCAAATCAAAATCAAAAACTTCAATTGGTTCGATTCGAGAAATATCTACATAGTTTGAAGATAAAGCATAGTTTTCCCCTTGAGAATTATAGCCTCGAACTTCACACGTTATACGTGCTCCATCATAGGTCAGAGTACTATTCCATATTTGTGAGATTGCACCGGGTACATCAACTCCATCTGCTATCCATTGATAAGCAAAATTAGGAGTAGGTGCTGCATTCCATTGACCCGGATTACAGATCAACGTTCCGGGGATTTGTTCATCTCCAGATACGGTAGGTAAAACTGTATTGATCGGAGGAAACCGATATAAAGGAGCAGACGCTAAAGGTCCATAAAGTGACGAGACAAGATGAACACCTTCACGAATAGATGGTTCAATATGAACTAAATCTACTGCTGTGATTTTATCATCATCCTGTCCCCCTGTATATGATAGGGGATGAGGCATGATTACAGATTCCCTTCAACATAGAATGTAGCATCAGCCGTAGCAATAATTCGAATGTCAGGCATATTGGCCCGAGGGAGTCGAACTAGATTGGAATCACTTACAGTATAAGATGCTTCACTTGGGGTGAACCAATTTCCTACTTCGTCTTTGACTTGAAATTGGATATTCCCGGTTTTGACAACACAGGTCACATTTACATCTTGTGCATATGGACCAGACGCACGGGCAATGACATCAGTCCCCCCTTGTTCAGTCATGTCGTCATTAGTGTACCATATTGGAACACAAACATAATTGGATGAACATTCTTGAGGCATTTGCTTTCCAGTCTTGGTTTAGGTTATAGGATCGTTATATGATCGCAATACCACAGTTATGGAGCCACGAGCAATGCTTACACTTAAAGAGGTACAAGACTCCCTGCCCGCTGGCCAAAAAAGCCACATTACGCAGGATATGGTCAATCAGTTAAATAATCTATCGAAAGATCCAGAAGAAGCTCGATATATTCGAGAGAACTTTATTTCATTCTCTCAAGTACTATCTGAAGGTCGATTTAAACTAGGTGATTATGTCCGAGCCGTTATGTATGTTTCGCATAAGGTTATGGGTAAATCTAACTTGGATGCCTATAAATCTACGTTCCCAGATCGTTATCAACAAATGGTAGCAGATGGGCGTCAACCTAAAGACATTGCTTCTTATGTGGCTGCTTACAATAAAGGTAAGTTGGTTAATCTGGTTTATGAACGTGCTATGATACCTACATGGGTATTAAATCAAGACATGTTTCAAGCCGCTTTGAATACTCAATATGAAATTATGAATGATGTTTCAGTTTCGGATAAAGTTCGAGTTGAAGCTGCTAATTCTATTTTGACTCATTTGAAGAAACCGGAAGCCAATAAAGCTGAACTTAAAATTGATATTGGTATGAATGATGGCATGGCTGCTTTGGAACAACGCTTGGCAGAAATGGCTAATACCCAAATGAAAGTCATTGAAGGTAAAGCAATGTCTGTACAAGATGTTGCTGCTCTGCCTCTGAATGTTCCGGAAGCGGAGATTATAGATGAGTAAATTTTTTGGAAACAAATCAGTTGATGATTATCTAAATGAAGTTGATTTTGATTGGCTTAACGGAGGGGGTTATGTCCCCTCCGAATTTTCATTGCAGTTTATGAATTTTATCAAATTGTGTAATGATGGCAGAGGTGAAGATAACAAAACTCCTGTTATGCACTTGGCAATGTTAGATAAACTTCCGACCAAGAAAAAGAAGATCACTAATCTATGTGCTCGGGGTACAGCTAAAACAACATTGATGGCTGAATATCTGACGCTCTACTTAGCGATGTTTAATCGAATTCCCGGATTTGGTGCAGTGCCCGGTATGCTTTATATTTCAGACTCTATGGATAACGGTGTGAAATCTATGCGAGAATCTGTAAAATCTCGTTATTACTCTTCAGAATTTCTTCAATATTGGCTGCCAGAAGAAACAGTACGATTTACAGAAAACTATATGGAATTCTTTAATCGTCGTGGTGGTAAATTCGGTGTAAAGATGTTTGGTGCCAAATCTGGTATTCGTGGTACAAAGATTTTCAATCGTCGTCCTGTATTAGCAGTAATGGATGACTTGATTTCTGATTCAGATTCTAAATCGCCAACAGCAATGGAAACCATTAATGATACTGTTTATTCAGGTGTGCAGTATGCGTTGGATCCGACTCGTCATAAAATGATTTTGAATGGTACTCCATTCAACAAAGAAGACATCGTGTATCAAGCGATTGAATCTGGTGCATGGGAAGTTAACGTTTGGCCGGTCTGTAAAGAATTTCCATGTGATGAACATGAATTCTCAGGCGCTTGGGAAGATCGTTTTACATATGAGTATGTTCGAGAAATGTATGATTCTGCGGTCATGGAAGGAAAAGAGAAATCATTCCGGCAAGAACTTATGCTTCGAATTACATCAGATGAATCTCGTTTGGTTCAAGATGCAGAAATTGGTTGGAGATCTCGTATGGAGATTCTGGCTAATAAGAAGAACTACAATTTTTATATTACAACAGACTTTGCAACGTCGTCTAAACAGACCGCAGATTATTCTGTAATTTCTGTATGGGCGTATGACAAAGATGGTAATTGGATTTGGGTTGATGGAATTTGTGAACGACAACAAATGGATAAGTCGATTAATGATCTTTTTCGTCTAGCATTGGAATATGAGCCTCAAGGAGTTGGGATTGAAATCTCAGGTCAACAAGGTGGTTTTGTTCAATGGATTCAAAGAGAAATGTCTTATCGAGATCATTACTTTAACCTGACCCACGAAAAAGGAAAACCGGGCATTCGTCCAACAACGGACAAGTTGTCACGGTTTAATTTAGTCGTTCCGTTGTTTAAAGCAGGTAAAGTGTTTTTCCCTATGGAGTTACGTGGTACTAAGACTGTGGGATTGTTTTTAGAACAAATCTCTTTGGCCACTAAAGATGGCATTCAAGGCAAAGACGATTGTCTGGATACTATCTCAATGTTGACCCTCATGAATCCTTGGAAACCAAACCCCGATCAACCGGCGGAAGAAACTCTACCATCGACGGAAGATCCCATATGGGGTACAGACGATCAAGTGCAGGAATATGACACTAATCTTGACGCATATATTGTATGAGGCCAACAAATGCTCTTTACAGATTTCACTCAAAAGCTGGCCTATAGTCAGTTGAAAAATACAGCAGCAGTTGATGATCAAGACTTTGGAGACATTAATCCGGGTCATGAAGATCAACTACTGAGTCTTACCAACCAAGGGTTGATTGATATTAGTACTCGAATGAAAATTTTCGAAAACACATTTGCATTGTCGTTTGTGAATGGACAAAACATATATCCTCTCACAATTGATGCGGATTCAGCTTTTGTTAATTATGTTCGATTGTTGTCAGTACATGGTGTCCATAAAGATATGGAAATCATTCCTGAAAATGAAAAAACATTTATCCCTAAAACTAATAGTCAAATTACAATGCCATCAACTCACTCGGTTCGTTTTACTGATAAGTTTATGGCAGAATATACTCCAGCCGTTGATTTGAAATTTCAAGAACGTCATCCAGAAATTACGGCTGAAGACGCTATGCAACTTCCAATTCATTTGTATGAAGCTCTGGCACTTTACGTCTCTGGGTTGTATTTGTCTCATATTGGTGGAGAAGAAAGTACTGCAAAAGGGGATTCTTATTATGGCTTGTATTTGAAGATGATGGGTGATGATGTTGTTGAAAACAAATCCCAAACTTCAGAAGTCGTAGATGAGGATACTCGTTTTCAAGACAGAGGGTTTGTCTAATGAGTGATCGAGATCCTAATCTTCTTATGGAAGTTTTTAACCAACGTGCAGGTATTCTTACCTTTTTTGGTGCATTGGGTGGTTCTGTAAGAGCGGCTGTACTTAAAACTACTTGGCGAGAAGGGCTACGTGTCGTATTTGTAGGTGGCGCAGTTGCATTCGGCGTTGGCGTATTGGGTCCAGTAGTGCTTCGTCCATGGATTGGGGATCTTCCACATGAAATGGCTGGAGCCATGGGAACTTTAACCGCAGCTTCTTTT